GCACGTACCGACCAAGTCATGGGTCGCGGCATTCGTCTCTGCTCTCACGCCACTCGTCAAGTTCTGGGAGCAGGCGGAGCCGTTACGGTGGAAACTGTTCCCGTCGAAGATCGTACGATCCGCATTTCATACTACCTCTCGGTGTTCTCTGAAGCACAGGCGAAATCGTCAACGGGATTCAATATCGTCTCTACCCGTCGCGCGGACACAGCCCCCAAGAAGTACGATATGAAAGAATCCGGTCGCGCACCCGAAGCATTCATGACGTCGGATGAGTTCCTCTACGAGATCTCGTACGAGAAGGAGCGCATTACCTCAGGAATTACGCGGCTCATCAAACAGGCGGCAGTGGACTGCGAGATTCATCGCAAACTTCACGGGCGCGAGAAACCTCTTCTACAGTGTCTGCGCTTCGACAGTACGGTCAAGGGCGAAGATCTGGCGTCGAACCCCGATATCAAGAGCGACGAGCGCGATGCATCGTATCTTCGCAACATGATGAAGCGGTCAAGGCGGCTTCAGCGCATCAAGGTGAAGGAGTTCGTGTTCCTGTACGACCCAGAGACCCACGAAGTCTTTGATAATTCAGCCTTTGCAGACAATGAACGTCTCCTGAAACTCGGCCTGCTGAAAACCAACAAGATAGAATTCTTTACATATGAATAATGGCTCGCGACACCACGAGGAGCAAGAAACCTCGCACATATCGTAATCGTCGTCGTCAGGATCCACCCACTGTAGGCGGTGATAAGATGGATTATGAAGGCATTATCAAAGCGCACAAACTCAAACAGGTCATTGTCAACCCCAAGAGCAAGTTCGTTGTCTGTACGTACTGGTGGGGTCGTGGAAACGCAAATAAGAACTATCTCCGCTTCGGCGACGATACAACCACCAAAGCGATTGCCGATGGAAAGCGAGTGAATTATGCGTGTACGGGCGAGATCATCGAGCAGACCAAGGAAGAACTGATTGAGGAAATGCGCGAAGAGGAGGAGGAGGAACAGGCGATCGAGAAAGCGATTGCCGATGGAATGTTCGATGAACCGAAAGAGTTCTATGAGATTTCTAAGGAACGGCGTATCGCAATTCTCAAGAAGTATCCCCTGAAGTACAACGGAAAAAGGGTTCGGGAGATTCTTGCCAGGCCAGAGATTCAGAAGAAGATTGGAGAACTCACGAAGGCGAGGACGGAAAAGCTGGCGGCCGACGGACATGTCAAGCACGAAGCCACAAAGTTTGAGGATATGATTGAGACCTGGAAGAAGATGTGTGAGTCGATTGGGTGCAACTATATTGTCGAAGAGTACCCCGAGTTTGCGTTTCCTGGAAAGTACCAGCTTGCTATCAACCTGAAACCCCTCTTCATCAAGGAAGCCCTCATGACCGCAGGGCTGCAGGGGCGGGGAGTTCTCTACATTGACGGTGATATGACGATCAAGCGCTACCCCGATATCTTTGACATGCCGTGTGTTGATTTCATGGCGCGCGGATGGAACATTGATCCGCGCGGAAGCATGAACTATCTCCGAGATGATGTATGCTTTGATCCCTATATTTTCGAGACATCGGGAGGCACGATGTTCTTTGCTCCGACTCGTCAAGCAGTCCTGCTCCTGAAAGAGTGGGCGCGAGTATCTGCCCTCCCCGAGATGGAGGGTAAGGCCGACGACCGTATTCTCTCGATGGTGTTTACGACCGGACGAGAACACGCCTCCATTTCATCCATCCAGCTTCCCATCGAGTACCTGTGGCTCAATGACGGATACGATTTCCAGAAGCCGGAGGATATTATTCAGGACCGCATCTATATCGAACATCCCGCGTGCTTAACCGCCGAAGAAACTGCCCGCGATCAGGGTGCTTCGTCTTCGCGCGAACCCCCGAATTACGATCAGGTTATTTATGACCCCATTGATTGTGCGGCGGCAGGTGGCGTGTTTTACGAGTACATCTTCTTTACGGAGCGCCGATTCGTAGAGTCGTTTGAACCCTACCTTGCCTATCTCCGGAAGGCGAAGACCAACAAGGGAGACCCCTTTTACAAAGTGGTGGATTTTGATCTGAAGTACGGAGCCTTCAACCAGATTGCGTATAAGAATATGGAAAAGTCCAACGCCATTAAAGATCTACCTGAAAAGGGGAAGCTGGCACTCCTGCCTCAGGATGCAAGTATTCCACTCATTTTGGCCCACATGAAGAACGACAGTGATATAGTGATTGGTCCCTTTGTTGGAAAGTTCTCCACCATCTACGATATCATTGCCGAGAACGTGGGAACAGATCATACGGCCTATTACCAGCGCGATATCAAGATCGATGTAAAGAAGCCGATGTTTATTTCCGGATACAATCCGGTGGTGATGCACCTCCTCATGATGTGTGAGACACTGGAGGATATGAATAAGCATTTCCACCAGAGTTTCGTGTTTGCCACGCGTATACGTGCACTATGGACTAAAACGGATAACAAACCCCTCAAGAAATAGGTCAGCATCAACAGCATGACAACCTTCCTGAAGACTGTTGAGAATCCCCTCGAAATCCACTATCAGCAAATCGCCGCTGGACTCAATATTGCACCTCCCGTCTTTGAGACCAATAAGACAAGTTATATGGTGATGCTGGATCTGGACGAGATGTGCATTGCCGACAAGTACGGTTCAAATCCCAGCAATACGCCTGCTTGGATTTGGAAGCAGATACACTTTATTCTCGACACCCTTCTGAAGAAGGGTAACATCGAGTACATCGATATTACGCCGTACAACTTCATCGAGAAGGATGGAGTTGTATGGTGCATTGATTACGGACACGCATACCCTTATCGCGGCCAGATCCAGAACTGGTTCCTCAAAGATATGCTGGAGAAGAAGCTCAAGCGCTGGAACCCAGATTTCGTGTAATCACCGGTTCATCTAGTTTTTTAGTTTACTTGGCGATGACCGACTCCAGGAAATCGTCGCAAACCTTCGACCAAGGGCGCGTACGGGCCAGGGCGACACACGCTTCGGAGGTCTCGCGTCCGCACATCGCCAGCGCCTTCTCCATACCCTCCGCCACCGCCTCTGCCGTCGTGGTGTACTCCGTCAGACCCACACCCGCCGTCATCTGGAGATACGAGTACGAGGTCGTAGGGAGCTGTACGCTCGTCTTGTCGTTCATGAACGCCTTATAGCAATCTAGAGCCAAGACCACCTGCGGGGCGCCCGTCGCCATGTGCTCCAGCTGGCAGAGACCGAAGCCCTCGCCCGCCGACGTGTTAATACCCACATCGGCCACGTTGTAGAGCTGGTTGATCGCATCGTCGTTGAAGTACGCCTGCGGGGCCGTCGTATCCACAATCGTCACGCGTGTACCGTACTTCAGATTGTCGAGACCCAGCAGCTCCAGCTCGTTGAGGTAGATCTGGAGGGGCTGGTAGAATGCACCGCCCTCCGGCTTCACGCCCGTCACCAGCAGGAGGTGGTAAGGGGCATCGGGGAACTTCTTGAGGAGACGAGCAAACGCCATGATCGTGAGATCGAGACGCTTGCGCTGGGAGTTGCGGTTCATGTTGAGAAACACCTTGTCGCCTGCCTTGAGGTTCAGGTTCTTGCGAATGCCTGCACGCTCACCGTCCGACAGGGGCTTAAACACTAGCGAGTCAATGCCGTGCTCCAGAACATCGATCTTGATGTTGGGCGTCGTCAGGCGGGTCATGAGGTACTTCTTCCACTCCTCCGTGAAGCAGATGATCCGGTCACTTGCATTTTCAATGTTGCGTAGCAGACCCATGTCTGCACCCTTGTAGACCTGATCGAGGTAGACCCACAGCTTCCAGGACTTCGGGACATCCTTCACCTGCTGAATGAACTGGTTGATGACGATGGGGTCATTGTAGATCATGATGATGTCGGGATTGACCGTGTCGACATACTCCTTGAACTTGTTGAAGCCGAAGCCCTGCTCCTTCGGGTCCTCGTTAGCGGCCGCATCGTACTGAATAATGCCCGTGAGCGGACGGGCAGGAGATGGAAGACGCGCAGGGGTGCGCTGGAACCCGAAGTGAAAGATCTTGATGAGGGGCTGAAGCGTACCGAGCTGCTTCAGGAGATTGTATGACACCTTCGAATAGCCCGTCACCTGCTCGGTGTGCGTAGAAACCAGGAGGAAGCGGATAGGAGCCATTTGTATGTATCATTTTCTAACCTGTAAATATAATAGCATGTCATCGTACTACCCCACTGTTTCACTGGAGGGTGGACCTAAATTTCTGAGTCAGCAGGTACAGTTCAAAAGTGCGTCGGAAGTCACCGAGATGAAGAAGCGCGCAGCGGTAAACCAGTATTACCGGAATTATCCTCAGTCGCAGAAAGCGGCGTATGCGAGTACGTATACGACGTTTGCAGCGGGTGCAGACTACAACGTACAGAAGGGAGCTCGGGGAGTCTCGTGGAGCCCTACGTGCTGCACGAACACCAATGGATTCGTCCAGGCCAACAATACTACCATCTTCCCCAGTGGAGAGAAGAAGACGCCCAACATGAATGTTGCCAAGAATGCCGTGATCAACAACCCTCAGTAATCAGTAAAAGGCCACGCCCGGAGCTTCCGAACTCTCCTTCATCTTAGGGATCTTCGTATACTGCGAAAAGCGGTCCATGAACGGAATGGGGGGAATCGGGTACAGTTCTGTAATCGAATTACTCTTTGTCATCGCCCGCGCAATCACCTTACGTGTCTGCGCCCCAATCCAGTCGTATCCGAAGCGAACGCTCATGTACGAGTGGATCAGAACCGCGATGACCAGAATGCCAATAAGGATATACGGAAGGTTCTTATACATTATTCATACTGTATAACATAATATGCCAGGAGGACTCGTCCAACTCACTGGGTTCGGCGCCCAGAACGTTTTTTTGAATGGCAATCCGTCGATGACGTATTTTACGAAGATGTATAAGCGTCACACGAACTTTGCGATGGAGCATTTTCATCTTCCTCCGACCAATGTAACCGATACCAACATCCCAATCTCGGGAACAAAAACCTTTCGGTTCAAGGTCCCTCGCTACGCCGACCTCCTACACGACTGTTATTTGTGTCTTGATATTCCAGATATCTGGTCTACACTCGTAGAAGTTGATCCTACGACGCATATCGCGAAAGAGTTTCAGTTTCAGTGGATTCGTAATCTGGGCTTTAATATCATTCAGCAGGCGTCGATCACCCTCAACGGAACACCCATTGTCACCATGACAGGAGAGTGGATGAAGATTGCCAGTTATCTCAAGCACGATGCTACCAAGCGGGCAATTATTGACAAGATGGTGGGAAATACACCAGACATGTACGACCCTGCAAACGCATCAGGACTGTTTAACCAGTACCCCAACGCGATCAACGTGGACGGAATCAATTTTCCTGCCCCATCTATCCGTGGTCGGCAGCTAACAATCCCCTTACCTTTCTGGTTCTGCGAAGATATCGGACAGTCTCTTCCACTTGTATCTCTCGTGCAGTCAGAAGTTGAAATTCATATCACATTCAACAATATTTATAGTCTGTTTACGATCATGAATCTAAACTTTAATCAGCCGTATGATCCTACGTACCTCACACGTATCGTAGGAAACCCTGCTGACCCTTTCCGCGGAATTCAGAACTTTCTGTCGTATCCTGATATCCAAGGAAACCCCACGAACTCCTCCCTCCAGACGTGGAACTTTAATCCGTATATTGAGGCTAATTATATTTTCCTAACTGATACCGAGCGTGCGCATATTGCAGCCTACGAGAAATCCTTCTTGGTGACCCAGGTACAGTACATGAGAAACGATAACCAGTACGGATACAACGATGTCCCGATCCCCATGTACAATTTGTGTACGCGTATAGTGTCCCTCTTCCAGCGCGAAGATCGTATTCAACTGAATGATTGGGATAATTACACGAACTGGAACGAAATTTACTACCCACCCGTAAACCCATCCATTCTTCCCTCAAATGTTTATTCCCCGATTCCACCAAGCCAGTTTTATTCTTCGGGTATTCAGTTGTCGAACAACATGAATTCACAGGACATTATGGTAGAAGGCACGGTTGTACTCGATGGTGCGGAGCGGGTCAATACGAAGAACGTAAACTTTTTCCGCCTGATTCAGAACTACAAGTTTTCTAAGGGTGATACGACTATGCTTCCCGGTATTAATCTATACTCGTTTGCCCTGGACCCCAATACGATTACCCAGCCTTCAGGAACACTCAATGGTTCTATGTTCAATCGCACGAACGTTCAGTATACTCTCCTAGTCCCGCCAACCCTGACAACAACCTTCAACGCGTCCGGACAACAGGTTCCAATTACCAGCCCCTCTGCGATTTGTATTATCAAAGAAACCGCATTCAATTCAGTACCAACACAGGTTCTACCTGGTGCAACGGTCTCACCTGGTCCAGGTATTCCTCCTCTCCTTCAGGCCGGACAGACTCTCACGATCATTCCTCCGAGTACAAACATAGCTCTTCAGTATGGCGCATACTCATCTATGATTTACATCGAGTCTTACAACTTCTTGAAAGTTACAAACGGCCAGGGTAATCTCGTGTTCTCTAAGTAATAATAATAATGAACACCGACGACCCGATCGCCGATGTTGCCCCCGAACAAGCACCGACGACACAGCAACCTACGGTGTCGTCCGCGAGTGGATATCTCGGTTATACGCTCCTCCTAATTCTCCTCCTCATTTACTCAAGGACGGGATGGTATGTGGTAGAAA